TGTACGCCTGTTGGCATTACAGGTTCACCAGCAAGGAAGAAAGCTTGTCCAGCTTGAGGTCCTTGATAGAAACTTGCATTGTTAGGAACCATTGGGTTTCCTAAATACATGCCTTGTCCAGGAGCACCTGCATAACGTGCGATTTCTCTGAAGTCAGAGTCACGACGTAAGTGCATCATGAATGTTGGGTCACATATGCAACGATATAAACCGTCTGCATAAGTAGGAACATTACGCTTACGTAAGTCCTTAACGATATTTAAAAGATCAGTCTTAACAGAGAACTGCTGTTTTGTATTAGTAATCTCTGTAGCACTATATGAGATACGACCATTTGCATCTTTGGTTTTACCATCTGCAAAATAATATCCACCTTGGCTAGTAGAAGCAGCACCATTGGCTTCTGCTTTAGCTAGTTCATCAATGAATACTCTATCTCTCCAACGTCTGTAGTCATCAAGCAGGGTAAGTGAACCAATGCTCTGATGGAACATGTTAAGGTTCCCTGTGTCAAGAAGCAGACGCTGAGCTGTTACAAGAGTTTCTCTTGCAATCTTGAAAGTACTTGACTGTGTAGCATCACCAGGATCTGCAGGACCTGTGTACTCTTTAAGTACTACAAGAACCTTTTCCTTTGTGATGTTACGGCTATTGGCTGTACCAATAGTTTGATCAGCTACACGCTCACGGCTGTCCTTTGTACCAGGAGATCCCCAGAACTTGTAACGATCTAGTTGAACTGTTTGTCCAGGTTGGCGAGTAAAGTCGTGTACCACTACTGGTTCGACTGCCATCTCTGCAATGTATCCAGGATGCGGTCTATAAAGTTCCGCACCTAAGATTTTTGGAAAATCGTTATCAATAAACACTTGTTTTTATTCCTCCAATGTCTGAAGTTTGTAATTATCGGGTGAAAGAGTCAGACATGAGCATGCCTTATCTAACTTTAAATTCTAACAGTCAGTAATTTATTACTTAGTAAGGTTTATTTCTTGTGCTAAATACACAATTAATAGACTCTTAAATTACTAGAACCATATGCTTCGGGATCAACAATTGTGTTTTGTTGAAGCCCACCAATGCCAGCCATATTTCCTATGTTACTGACACCTCCTCCTATCATGCCGCCAAGACCACCTAAACCTACACCTTGAATAACTGTTCCTCCCCAACCAATTTTATGTTGGAGATCTATTAATTCGTTAGCGTCATCAACTATTTTTTGATATTCGCTTGGTCGTGTAGTAGTTTCTTTACCCGTTCCATCATTTCCTAAAGTAGAAAATTTCTTATGGGCTGGATTTACTACTCTTCCTTCGGTAGTTTTGTAGCCTGTTTTGTTGGCAACATCTTTAGCGATATCTTTTCTAAATTTTCGTTGCAGTCCTCTTGCATATGGAATTTGTGATCCCATTATGCCACCTAAAGCTCCTGCTCCCAGAGCTTCTAGAGCAACTCGTCCACCGCCTTCTCTACTTGCTTCTCCAGAAAATACATTTCCTAAAGTTGCAGCTCCAGCAGTAGCTGCTCCTACCCCTAAGCCTGAAGCTATAGGGTTAAGAGTAGCTTGATTTAACCATCTTCCTGCTAGTTGCATAGCGTATTACTCCATTACAAAGAGTTTATTTTGTACTGTGTTAGGAGCTGCTTGGTTTAGAACTTTCCATGCATTCTGTGGATCTCTTGCCATTTGCTCGTTAAAGTTGCCCCAGAAGTTTTCTGGTTGCTGTGGTGCAGCGGCAGCTGGTGGAGCTGGGAAGTTTTGTCCCACTTGGGCCATAGCATTAGTATTAGCTGTTGGATATCCTTTACTTCCTAGATCTGCTGCATTTTCATAAACAGGATGAGGTCCTTGTGGTCCGAAGAATTTTAAAGTGTAATCACTTAAAACATCTGGATTGGTAAGAATCTCGTTATATGCATTATTTTCTTGATGTTCTTGAACAGCAAATTTTGCATATCCTTGTATAGTATCTGATGCTTGATATCCCCATTCAACGGCACTATCGAGCATTCCTTCTAGATTTACCGCGTACTGGTTTAGTATCGCTGGAGCCTCTATCCCGAACGCTTGAATCACTTCCCTTGACTCGTTGCTTAGATCGTAATAATCCGCTATCGCTCCGTCCACTTCCTCGTTCATTACCTGAGCTTCTGGCCCTGATATTGTCGAAGAGGGTTGGGAATAACTGGGCGATGAGATCTGGTTGGCTTGCCAAGTCTGCGGAGCCGATTGAGGCATAGCCTGGGGACTGGGTTGTCCGTAATTCGCCTGGGTATATTGTGGACTCTGAATCTGCGATTGTTGACCCTGGAACGGGGATTGAACTGGCTGACTCAGGACTCCTACTACCTTGTTGAACGCCGACTCCCATGGATTGCCCGCCGAGGAATTCGGCTGGGATTGGGGGGCGTACTGAGTAGGGGCGGATTGGTAATTGGGGGCTGCCGCTGGTACCGCTTGGGGGTAACTCGTACCCACCTGATACGGTGTTGGGGCTGCTTGGACCTGTGCTTGTGGAGCTGCTGGAGCTGCCGCCACGTAGCTGTTGGGTGCGACGGCTGCTGGTGCTTGGCTCGTCGGTGGGGTCGATTGGACGGTAGCGTCCTGCATAACTCATCTCCTTTTGAAGGGCTTCTAATGTTCGATACAGATATGGGGTTAAATCCAGTCTTGGATCTGCTGCCATGGGTAGATCAGGTGATTGCGGGTGAGGGGTCTGCATCATGCCTCCCACTAACTTTGAGAATTGAGAGTATGCACTCTGCAATTCATTCACCATTCTGAACGGGAACCCCGAAAGCATTGCTGCTCTTTCCTCATCCGTCTTAGACGGAAAGAGATATTTCAGTGCTTCTATGCTATCTACCCCTAATTCTTGAAGGTTTCTTACAACAATTGAATTGTTCAGGGTATCTTGAGTGGAGTCTTCATATACTGGTCCCATCCATCTCCATTGCATTGTAACATCACCATCAGGTATCAAACCTTTTACACCTGGAGGGATTTGCTCAGTTCTTAAACAAGCCACCATTAATTGTTTAATTTGTTCTTCATAAAACTCCATAGCTTGTAAATATGCTTGTCTATCTTCTTCACTAGCACCATCAGGCAAATCAAGAGGTTTTTGTATTTTTGCTGCAAAAGCTAATGAGTCTTTAAAAAGTTTTTCTTCTTGATAAATAATTAATTCTAAACAACGAGATAATCCATAATCATAAATTGATCTTGCTTTCTTTTTAGAAGTTGCTGCAACACGTCCAAATAATGATTTATATTCTGTAGCTGTTACACCTGCTGATATAGATAATTCATCTACTCCACCTAATGCAGTTCTTATTTCTTCTCTATATTGACGAGAAAATGAATTTTGATCTCCAGTAATTGCATCAGGCACAATATAACCAACACGATCATTTGGTTCTAAATTTGCAATAACTCTTGGAACTCTTATTTGTCCATCAACTCCACGGGAAACAGGATCTGATTTATATCGAGAACTACTCATTGCTCCAACTCCTACAAAACCTGAGTTAGCAGCAATAGAAGGACGTTGTATATTTGCATCTCCACCTGATTCAACTAAATCAGTTTTTGGTCTTGAAGATAATAATGTTGGATTACCAAAGAAAGTTACGTTCTTTCTCATGGTTTGCATGATCTCATCATGAGTACAGATGTGATTTGCTAAAGCATCAAATTCTCCAGAACCTTCATGTGCAAAGCCTTTTGGATTATTAAATATTTCTACACAAGGTATAAAACCTAAACTATTAACGGTCTCTTTAGTCTTACCTGGCATTGCAGGATAAGGAGCATCAAAAGTTATTTTATGATCTGAATGTGTTTCAGTAATAACCTTTCTTTTAATAGATAAACGAATATATTTTTTTCTATTATGTTTATCTTGTGGATCTTGTCCTGTTAAATTTGAATCTTCTATAGCTTGTCCAGTACCTGTTTTTTTTCTAACTTTATAATCATAGATAACAACAACTTCTTCTAAATCCCCGTCCACACTGTAGTAACTTCTGTATTCATGATTACGGAAATAATAAAGACGATAATTATTATTTGTAGGACGAATATAAAATAACCCTTGTCCATCACATAAGAAATAATCCCAAATTGAGTCTAAACGAGATTCAAGTTGATTATATTTAATAACTCGATCTATATAATCTTTTCTTTGATTACCAAAGTTATCTTGAGCAGGAAAAAACTCAACTCCTTGACGAATGCCAAAAAGTTTCATTTGTGCTAAATGTGACGCTACGATTCCTGTATCAATTGAAGCTCCTCCATCCTTTTCAAGATAAGAATCAATTATTTCTTTAAGACGTGCTTTAGCGTCAGTAGCCATTAGTCTTTTTCTTGTTTCCTTTTATTAAGTTTAGCAGCTTTGCTTTGTTTCTTAAGAGATAACCATTTCTTAAAATAAAATCTATCTTCAGCAGTAAATAATTTTACTTGTTTAATAGCTTCTTTAACTAATTTTTTTAATTTCATTAAACAAAGCCAGGAAGCTGTGGTCCTCTTAATAAATCTCTTTCTCTATAATTATTTATCCATCCATCAACCATAGGAGAGTCGATATGTGGAGCTTTATTAATTACATTAGGAGGTGGACTATGTTGTATATAACGTGGAGCACCTGCAACTTGTGGTCCTTGATAAAAACTTGCATTTCCTAAAGCACCACCAGCTGCACCACTTGGACCTTGATTTCCGATTGCACCTGGTAAAGGAATAATATTTACTGGTTGTTGTGTGTAAGCTATACCTTGAGGAGTTGTTGTACCCAAATTTCCAATTGCACCTGCTATATTTTGTTCTCCTCTATAACGATTACTTAGCATTTTTTTATCCTATATATAAATATATTTTACTCTTCTTGTACTTTGTATGCATTGGGATCATTTAATTTAGTTAAAACAATACCAATACCTTTAATATCCCATTCCAAATGATCTCCTCTTTTCCATTGCAGTTCATCTGTTATTTCTGGAGGAAAGCTAATACATAAGTCACCAAATAAATTATCTTCTAATTCCAATATGTATGTCATTTCTCTATAAGCTTTTCTACTAGCTTATCAAGTTTATTATGTATTGCTCGAAAATGATCATTCATATCTCTCATTTCACGAACAAAGTCTGCTTTTAAAACATATTCCAATGGCATTCTATTCACGTGTTCCTCCAATGCATTAATACGCATTCTTTGATTTTCTACATTTTGAATAGAATCTTTTAGACGTTCTTTATGACGTTCTAACACTTTACTAGCAATCCAACCTCCTCCTGTTATAGAAGAGATAACAGCTGTTAATGCAAGTGTAAGAAAATCTGGTCCCACGTTTCTACCCTTTTTCTTTATTCTAAATCAAAAGTCTAATTGAAGATGACCTTTCTTCATTAATCCAGTTACTAACCAAACTAAAGCATCGACACAATCATCATGTCCACTAACACCAAAGTTAGTTAATTCTTCAAACATATTTGTAAAGTTTCTATAGCGGTTAAATATAAT